TGTTAAATTAGCCACTAGTACGTGCCTCCTATTATATTCAGATTTTCATTCTCAACCTGAGTTGTAATTTTATATTCACCAGCTGTGCCGTCAAAGATCATTACGGCTCCATCTGTTTGTCCTGCCACATTTACATTAGATATATCACCTAGTGAAATGTTACCAGAAGATATTTTCACTGTTTGAGCTACAATTTCATTAGTACCAGCAACTTTGCCTTTTAACTTTGTACTCTGTCGAATCTTACCCTTAATATTAGCCATTATTATGCCCTTGTAACGCCAGGTGTAACCTCTATTTGTCCCTCAATAACTCTCGTAACTGTTGCATCTGATGCTGTTATTTCAACATCATATACATATCTTCCTGCCTTTAGTGCTCCTGTTTGTGATGCAGAAAGAGTTATATTAACCACTCCTCCTGTTGCATTACTTACACTTGAACTAAATGCTGTAAAGGTAGTAGAATTATATGACTTTCTCATTTGACCAGCAACAGTATAACCTGTTAGGTTTAAAGCATCTCCATCTGCATCCGTTACGTCAATATCTGCCGAAAAGGTTGCACCTTGGTCAATAGTGAAGTTAGAATATATTGCCATTACCTATTTACCTTTAACTATTTATATCTTTTAGAGCCTGAAGCTCATTTCTTATGTGATTATTTTCTTCTTTTAATTCTTTAATTGCTTCTATTAAGAGTGGTACAAGTTTTTCATATTGTACTGTCTTATAGTCTTGATCATTCTCAACAGGAGCATCTGTTACTGCCTCTGGTAATACTGCCTCAACCTCTTGAGCACTAACCCCTACTCTTACCCTATCTGTATCTGGATCAACTCCTAAGTCCACTGCATCTTGATTTGGAGTAAATGTAAACCCGTTTAATTTATTTACTTTTTCAAGAGCATTTTCAATATTACCTATTCTATCCTTTAATCGGTCATCAGAATAATATGCAATAATATCGCCAACACATCGGATTGTATTTGCAGCCACACCTGATGTTTGCCCAACCATGAGTCCTTCAAAGTAAACATTATCAGTTGTTCTCACATACTGGTTCATGTTTGCCGGATATGTTGGTAGTGAATAATTATTTGCATTAGCTGCAATGCCATCAAGTTTATTATGATGAGTAGTACTCATTACACCAGCCGCTGAACCTGTTGCCTCACCAATAGTTGCATTAGTACCATCAGATGAATTAACCGTTACAGAAGTTGTCGATGTTGTTGTTGATAAGTTTGTAGTTACGTTCGGTGCAGAGTTGGTAATGGTCATTGCATCTTTACCAGCTCCGCCGAAGTTTGTAGCTTCTCCTAATGTGATACCTGTTCCAGCTTGGAAATATAAATTACCTGAAGCTGCAGAAGCACTGGAATTAAATACATATCCAGCACCTACATTACCATTATAACCATATGCATTATCAAAACCAAAATTCGCGCCATCATCGACATTTATGAAAGAACGCACTGCAGTTGCGTTATAACCTCTTAGATAATTATCTGTACCATTACCACCGGTCATCACACCCATTCCGCTTCCTGCACCAGTAAGTGGTACCGAACCAGTGGCATTAAGATATGTTACAAAGATATATCCATTTACATCTCTAGCCACAAGGTTATTTGCTATATTAGTTGTAGAGGCTGCAAGGGAAATTTTATCTGTTGTTAGATCAGCTTTATCTGCAGTAAATGCCCCACCGGTTGTAGTGATACTTAAATATGCAGAATCTTCTGAAATAGTATGAGTGCCGTTACCAATTGTTGGAGTACCTGAAACATTAGAATATGCAATACTTTCTGCTTCTTCTGCTCTTTGTACTCTTACCGGCGCATGATAAGTGTCTCCAGTATAACCTTCAAGTTGCCAATAACTACCTGTCCAATGTGTTTGAACAGAATAATCACTATTACCATCTCTACGATATAATCTTGTAACACCTCTTGTATTCCTACTATCATCCTTAATAAGGGTATTATTAGCATGCATTGTATTTTGGATATCAAGCCTATCATCAGCTCCAAAATTAATATTAATACCTGCATCGTGTTCGTGGAATGTAAGAACATCTCCAGATGTTATTGTATATTGTGTTCCATCGCCGTCTTGAGCAGTCCAAGAACCATAATTGTCAAATGTTGGTTCATTGACAATATCAGACCAATCAACATTAATACCTGATAATAATGTTGAATGCGGATTATACATGAAGTGAGCATTATCAGTATCAATATATTGTCTATTATTCCCGACATTATTTGCAGTAGAGAATGTTACCTGATAATTTATATTATCATTTTTCTCATCAATGTTGATATTATCTGCATTTGTTGCATGACTAACACTTGTAATTTCTGTACTTACCAATCCAGTAACGTGACCGTATGTATCCAGAGTTACATCTTGAATAACATTATTACCAGAATTATTTACTGAACCCTGACCTGAAGTGTTTGCGTGAGCAATTGTAATGATTTCATCGGTTGATTGGTTAGTAGTAAATTGATTGTCGGCATCCATTGTAATACCATGAACACCATCCACTGGCGCCGCTTGCAATGTAATTGTTGCATCACCTACTGATACTGTTCCAGTACCTACTGTTGCAGAAGTTACGTGGCCGAAAGTATCAAATCCAAATGCAATGTCTTGTATAAAGGTATTGCCTGAATTATCGGAGTTTAAATTACCAACAGATGAGGTATCTTGGTGAGTAATTGTAATATCATTATTATCAAATGACAGATCAATACCTGCCCCTTCATCAAATCCAAGTCTTTCACCTGAAGTGATATTATCTACAGATGAATTATTTAAATATAATTTCCAATGATTGTAATTATCATAGTAATCGTCAAAGTCGCCTGAATCAACGTTTGTTACGTGTCCCTGAGCATTAACAGTTATACCTTTAACATAAGTACCATCATCAGTTGCCGATGTACTTGTTGTAGTGATATTATCGTGATTAAATATTACTCTGTTAGTATTTGTAGTATCATATGATGCAGTAAGAGCAACTCCTCCATGGAAGTCCACTCTCTCGTCATCCGCTATGTTTCCTCTATTTGTACCTTGTGTACTGAGGAACCATCCAGAATATCCATCCAATGTATTATTAATTGTAACTTCAAAATCATTACCATTTACGGTTGATGACAGACCTATTCCAGTTCCAGCCTTTAGGTCTAGTGTCTTAGAACCGCTGAGGGTTCCTAAATCAGACCCATTAACTTCGATCCCTGGAGATGACAATGTTGCCTCTGATAGGATTAGTGAACCATCTGCCTCCCATCTTCCTCCACCTGATGCACCGTAATTATATACAATACTATGTGCACCTGTGACTCCTGCCGCAACACCACTTGGACTTGTTATTGGGCCAACTTCTAAACCAAACCCACCTGTACTTGGTTCTGATGAAAGGTTATTACCTGCCAGAACTAAAGTATCTTCAACAGTTAGTGTTTCTGTATTAAGAGTTACTGTATCACCTTGTACAACTAAATCACCACCAACATATAGGTCATCATTAATACCTACACCACCAGCAACAGTAAGAGCTCCAGTAGTTTTACTTGTTGAATTTGTGTTACTTAATACCTTTGCTGTTCCAGGCATTCTGAAATCAGTAGGAATAGAAAGTGTTGCATCTTTACCTTCTGAATGTGCAGCAGGTGATACTGTTACTTGATATGTTGTACCAGCAAGTGTCTTAATATAATTACCGGTAGTATCTGTTCCCAGTGCAACTGAATCAGGTTGAACCGTAAGGGCAATACTTAAATTACCTAAATTTGTAAGTGTACCTGAACCTGTAACATCTCCTGTAAATGTTAGAGTAGGATCATTAACATTGAAGTCAAAGTTTTGGTTACTTGCATCCCATTCTACATTAATACCCGATTCGGTATTATTTGTAATTAATTCTTTTGCATTATAGAAAGTAACAATGTCAGCAGTATTAGTTACTGCAGAATCATTAAGACCTATTAATTGCCATGCCCTTGCAGGTCGCGATACGGTTGTACCATCAGCATGATTTTCATTCCACTGCAATCTTACATCATTCGTATCAGAAAGGTTTGATACGTGTGCTCTATCAACACTAAATCCTTGAATAGGTACATTACCATCAACTTCTAGGAATGAGGTACTGAATATATTAACATTAGAAGCATTACCAGGCAAGAGTAAAGATGCATTACTTACATCTAATGTAGTACCAGTCTGGAATACCATTTTATTAGCATTACTGCCACCATCTTTAATTGTTACATCACCTGTTATTCCAAGTTTAGATGCAATCTCTTGTTGTGAGCTAGATGAAAGATATACTTTTTCCAACTCTAGTTCTCTAAGAGCGGCTGATATATCAGTTGCAGCAAATACTGCTAAGTCAGAATCACCAATCTCCGTATGTAGTTTTTGTAATGCACCTGTTACAGTATCAGTAGTTCCGATATTTGCAATAGAAGTATTACCAATAAAACCCGACATTGTATTTGTGGCAGTTGTAAGATCGGTTGTAGTATATGTGTAATCTGAAGGTAAGTTATCTGTTAATGACAAAGAACCAACATCAACAAAGAGTGCAGCAATCTCTGTATCGTTATTACTGACTCCGGTTTGTAATTTAACCAATACCTTAGAAATATCTGTATCGCCGTAGGTACCACCTTCATAATCTACAACCGTTCCAATTTCTGCATCTAGTGCATTTATTGCTGCAGTAAGATTTGTTAGGCCTGCTGCAGCAGTTCCTGTTCCTGTAATAACTGCATTACCTAATTCCGAATGTAATTCGTTAAGCGCAAGTTTTACATTATTTCTATTTGCCGCAGTAAATTGGGTACTGAGTGTTCCAATATTAAGAATACCACCTACTGTTAGATTTGTAGATATATCGGCAGAACCATTTAAGTCCAAGTCTCCGTCGATTGTGGTTCCATCTAATGTTGTATCTCCATCAACATCTAAGTTTCCGACGATGGTTGCATTGGTAGAAACATTTACTGAACCATTTAGGTCTAGGTCTCCATCAATTGTAGTTCCGTCCAGAGTAGTAGCACCGTCAACATCCAATGTGCCTTTAATAGATGTATTACCTGTATTATTTTCAACAACAAATTTATCTGTGTCCATTGTCAGGCCGCCATTTAATTGTGTAGCGCCTGATATTGTTGCATTTACATTTACTGTTAAATCACCAGATATAGTTGTATCATCACCAGTACCATTTCCTAAGAAATTGGATCCTCTTGTATTTAAATTACCTACAAGAATTGTATTACCATTAACTGTTGCATTAGATTGAACATCTATTGTACCATTTAAATCAAGGTTGCCGTCTATAGTAGTTCCATCAAGTGTTGTGGTACCATCTACGTTTAGGTTTCTATCAATATCAACATCTCTTGTAACTGTTATATCTTGGGCAAACGTAGCATTAGCTCCATTACCCGTTATCATTGCATTATTGCCAGATTTTATAAGTATATTTCCACTAGAATTATCTAGTTGTCCAAATGTAGTAGGCCCAGCTTTTAATGTTATATTCCCAGAATTAGAATCTAGTATAACATCTCCAGCAGAATCGATAGTAAAAGTTCCAGAGGTTACATTAAATGCATTTGAACCTGCACTAATTTCTTTTGTTGATGCATCGAATACTGCCTCAATATTATTAAGTGCAGTTACTACGTCAGTCCCTAAACTTGAATCTAGGTTTTCTAAAGTTCCAATATCGTCTTGTAATTCGTTTACTGCGTCTACTAAACTTGGTGCATAAATTTTAATATCATCTGTAGAAGCAGTTGTAGGGGTATTTAATTCTATTGCAAATCCACGTGAAATGGATACTGGAACTAAATCACCGTGGTTCGCGCCTGTAATAGTATTTGATGAACCATCTAGTTTTATTTGTGTGCCAGCATTAAATGATCCGGTATGATTTTTAAAAAGTAATTCGGTTGAAGATGCTCTTAATATAGTTGCACTAAATGTTGCACTGGCAAGATTTGTTCCCTGATAGACAATTCCGCCTTCTACAAAATCTGTAAGTGTATTACTTCCACTAAGTACAACTTTTCCACTATAATTTACAACGTGGAAACCACCTGCTATTACATTCTGTGATAATTCTGCACTATTTAGATATACTCTTACAACTCCGACTGGAAAAGCTTCTGCAATTATTCTTACTACATTGGCATTAGGTATATTATCCGAACCTACTACAAGATTTTGTGCAGAATTAAATGTACCACTACTATTTGTAACTAATATTTTTTCTGATGTTGCTGATACTATTGTTGAAGTATAACCACCTGATTGGGTAATAGCCGCTCCAGCAACAAAACTTGAAGGCATGGTAGGTGATCCTACCAGAATAATATAACCTGCAGTATTATCTATGGATTCTTCTGGTTTTATTTCAAATTCTGCTGTCTTATTATTACTATCAATGCCATGGAATAGAGATGAACCTACTGAAACATTATCATAATTAAATGTTTTATCTTTAATATTACCATTTATTAATTCGTTATCACCTAAGTGTAAAGATACTTCATTTGCTTTCTGACGTAATACTTCTAAGGTATTCGATTTTAAAATTCTAGTTTCTTTATTTGCCATTATTTCTTACCTAACTTTTGGAGTAGTTCCTTAATTTCAGCAATATCATTTTTCATTTCTTGAAGTTCATTCTCTTTGGCTTTCTCTATAGCCATTTGAGCTCTTCTTGCATGTATTGCATTACTATTAGTATTTATAACTGCTTGAGAAGAGGTATCCTTAACTAAGTCTGGATTATCTTTTATTTTCTTAATTCTTGGCATAATATTTCCTATGTTGATGCAATAGCTCTAAAGTCCTTTACTTGGGGTACGGTTGCACTATTAATAGACCTGAGGACTATTTTAAATTGCATTGTACCAAAACTTCCATCAGGATCAATAGCGTATTGTATTTCTTCAAATACTGCTGGGTTATCGTTAATTGGTACCACTGTAGGCGATTGTGTCGCAGTGTAACCAGCTCCACTTGAAGGAGCTTGAATCCAGTTTACTGTACTAATTTCTGTATTAGAACCACCTTCTACTACTCTCCAATATAAATCTACATTTGCTGCTCTAGGTCTATTCACACTTATGAATACATCCATCTTGTCTGCTTCTTCCGCAAGCTCTACTTTCTTAGTTATATATCTTGCTAATTGGTTACCACCTATAGCAGATAACTCATTACCTGCTGTTACATCATCAATAATATTTTGTACTGTAACAAGAGAGGTTCTATTTAAATCCAAAATAGGTGATAGTGTATCCTTTTCTGTTGTAAATACACATCTAATCTGGAATGTTTTAGTAGAACTATTTGCAGTAGATGCAATTGAATTCGGAGCAGCGAATTGAATATTTTTATTCGGTAATATTTCACCTTCTGTTCTTGCAACTTCTGTTTCAGAGTATGGAGTCATGAAATATCTAATGGCCGTTCCAGGCACTGATACTTCACTTATTACAGCTCTAATTAAATCAAGTTGTCTATTTTCAGTAGCATATATTGCACTTCCACCACCTGATCCAGTAGCACTTGCAGTATCACTTGCTCCTGCAGTAAACTGATAAGTGTCATGAGTTACATTTGAAATACTATGGGTACCATTTAAATTATTTGCAGCCAGACCGTTAAATGCAGTTGCTCCGGATATAATTACGATTGGACTAGCAGCATTTTGCATACCATGGTTTTTGTGGAATACTGTAACCACTCCACTTCCATTTGTACTTGACATTGGATTAAGTAGTAAATTTCTAGCAGGAATATCATCATGGACTAGAGTAATATTAGCTCCTGATCCAGTAAATTTACATCTGTTTAATGTGAATTTTAAATCCCTACTTTGTTCTGGGGTCCATGTAGAGGCATTCTGTGAAGTAAAGAATACACCTCCGTATGGTTGTTTTGTAATTCTGTTTGATGCATTTGTTAAATCAAACCCACCCATCTCAGCAACATAACACTCATACTCGTCAGATTGTGCCATAATTACAATTGCGTATTCTTGATTTTGTGCAAGATAAACTGGATGGTCAAATGTAAATGTTGTTGCAACATCTGCATTTCCTAAGCCATTATTCGCTGTTGCATCACTAGGTAGATTTACACTGGCGGCAGGTAATACAACATCTGCTCCAGGTACTATTTTCTGTGTAGGTATTCCATTTTCTACAGACCTAATACTTACCCTTACAGGAATTGCTGTATCTTTTTTCCTAAAGAATAATTGGACATTATCAACGAATATACCACCTTCTGTATCAATTAACATTGTTTGTGCAAGGGGATCTACCCATTCTACTGATGTTGATACGGTTGTATCCACTAATGTTCTTTCATCATTTAATTCTGATGTAACAAATGATGGTACTTTAGTCGAAATAATTTCTTTCTGTATTGACTCGATTAAACCTTCAGCATGGAATTGAGCTTCTGCAAATGTTGTTTCATCGGTTGTAACATTTGTTGCTGAGTCAGTTAATTTAAATGTTCTTGTACCAGTCTTAAATTTAAGGACATCGTTTCTTGGAATAATAAATGAACCTTGGACTGTTCCAGTGGAATCTGTTATTAAAGTACCACTATTACTTGATGTAGCAAAACTATCATCAACCCATTGGGTTCTACCTTCAAATGTTTTTACTGCAGTTTGATCAGAGAATTCAGCATAGTTGTGGGATGAATGCCCATTAGTATATGTTGTAATGTCCGCACCATTAAAGAATGAATAAACCTTTGTATTAGGTTTTAATAATTCAGCTTTAAAGAATACCCTTCTTGATCTCATAAATGGTATGAAATTAACTTCTACAACCTTGCTGCCTAATTCTTTTTCTACTGTATCTGCCGCAATACTTGTTGTAAGACCAGTTCTAGCTTGATGTTGAGTAGTAGTAATTGCAGTTGTTGTAGTAATTCTACCACCACCTCTTCGGCCCCAACCACCTCGTCTTCTGCCGTCTTCAAATTCTATACCACCAGCCCATAGGTCTGTTCCTGTTATTGACCTGTCAGTTTCTATTCCAGACCAGTTGGTTTCCCATTCATTCCATACAGTACCTAAAACTCCACTTTCTTCTGCCATAGCAACAAACTGATCATATAGACCTTCATCGTTAATAATAACATCTGGCCTTACATCAGTCTCTTTCCATTCATCTGACTCTGGTGATAATTTAACCTTACCACTCCATGTAAATACATTATACGGATTTACATTCACTGCCACAGATGAATATGGTTGTGTAATATGTGCTTGTGTTGTTTTGGGTAAATGTACAAGTGAGCCTGTTTTTACTACCGCTCCTGAATCACCAGGTTTTCTAATTAAATTAACATTTCTTTCATCAAACTTAGGTCTTAAAAGTCCATTAGCTTTATCTATAGAAACGGCGTAATCTGGATTACCAGCATCTCCAACGTTATGTCCTCTAAATCCATCTACCAAGAATCCATTCTTTGTTCTTGGATTAGCTCCAGTAAATAATTGTGTATTCTCTGCTTGTTGTTCTAAGAGTGAAAGTGATGTATAATACTCTACATTCTTTAATCTTTTATCAAGAGCACCAATGTCTCGCATTGTGTATCTCTTATTATCAATTAACTTAGGATTCACATCTTGTAAATCAAAGATATATGGGTTTAATCTTAAATCATAGATTCCCATTGCATCTGCAGGTACCTCTGGAGCAACTGGATTATCACTAGGTACTCCGATTACTGTTTTAAATTCACCTTCTTTAGTGACATATAATTTGTCAATTCTAGGCATATAATATTTCATATACATAGAAATTGCGTGTGAAGGATCCGGTGAACCTGTAACACTTGCTCCTGATGAGGTAAAGTTATCAGCACCATCGGCCTTTCTTGGTCTAAAGTCAATACAATCTCTTAATTCAACTTTACCTTTGGCTGAGTCAAAAGAAGTTATAGAACCATAATCAGCTGTAGGATATGAATCTACTGTAAAGTAATCACCAGCCTGATGTGTATAATAATCGAATGTAATTGTGAGTGCGCCAGATACAGGAGACGTTCCAGGATTTTGGATAATTCTTCCTATATCATAAAAATTATCTCTTTGGCCATTGTCAAGAGTAAATCTTTCTGTTACGTTTGTGGATGTTGCATCTACTACGGATACAAGTCTTATAATATCTGCCTTACCTAATGAATATGAACCATCAGAACTAGCCGATACACTTGATGCAGATGCATTGTTCTGTCTTATTTTTTGTTTTTGTACTTTATCAGAACCATCTATTTCTACATCAGCCATAATTCTTACTGCAGTTGTATCAGCTGCACTTACAGAAAATGTAAGTGTAGTAACACCGTCATTAGATGCTCCTACAAATGTTGGCGTTACATCCAATGCAGTAGTCCCTACTGAAATAACAGTTGCCGTATTTACGTTTGTAAAATGACCCCCTCCAGCTGGAACCGATATGGAACATTGATTGCTAGTTACAGTGGTACTAAAATCTTTCTTAATTGTATATTCTGTTGTGTTAGTAGAACCATTAAATAATGTTTGTACAGCATTGTATGGTAATTTAAATACCATTGTATTATTACCAACATCAATTCTTACGGGTGCGCCACTAGTTAATACCAAGTCAGCAACAAAATTTATTCCATTAGATGCAGTCTGATTAACACTCTTTACAGCACTAAAATTACCCGATGACATTTTAATATCAAATAAATGTAATCTTAATTCACCACCTATATTCTCTAAGGCTCTTGCCCTTGCAGTACCTACTACCGATCCACCTTGGCCAGTAGCATTATGTAAATTCATTGTTGAAAAATTACTTACATCAGGAACACCTTTCACACCAGTTATTACTACATAGTTACCTACTGGAGTGGCCACATTTGCATTTGCATCTACGTTAACAGCATCTGCTCCACGTGGTTTATCTATTGCAAGGTATTTAGTTGCAATGTTTTCATTCCTAAATCCTTGTACGTATGCAGTTGAGGGTTCTATACCTATTGCAATCTTGGTAGCACTTCCTCCACTACCAGAGGATAAATAACCATTATTACCAGCTTCATCATCTAAATGTTCTCTGATATCTAATTGAAATGGTTTTACAGAGTAATTACCACTTTCTTCAAATGTTCTTCTTGCAAGTCTTTTTGATAATTCTGTATCAGTATTTGTTGCATCAGTTTTATCTACCTGTGTTATACCACCTTCTATTCTTAATAGGGTAACATAATTCGAGTTAGTGCTATTTAAATTTGTAAGTGATTCTTTTACCAGAGTTGTTGAAATTTGATATCTTACAGCGCCGGGTGCAGAAGTATTTGGAACTCCTTGAGCATTATCAAGTAGAGTTATATCTCCACCTGAATCAACTTCATTCTCTGATACAGCAAGACCTACGGTATATGAAGGAGTATTAGTATATTTGTCTAGGATTAAACTACCTGCTGGTACATGAATAAATGTACCTGATATAAAATAAACACCTTTTTCAATATTTACAATAGAACCTTGTCCGGTAGGATTTGTAATACTTGATCCACTACCTGCGCCAACTTTTCCATAAATTGGAGTACCACCGGTAACAAATTCTTCTCCTGCAGCAAATGTGGTTACGTTTCTAGCTGAACCACCCTTACTAATATATTTAATATAAAGTGTATTTGGTTCTGAACCATTTTGAGCAACTACAGATAGTACCTTTGCTTTAATTTCATTACCAGCATTATTATAACCAGTAATTTCTTTACCTACAAATGTGGATAAATAATTGTCTGAATTTAATGTACCACCAACACTATGTGTAAATGAAGATTCTATTTTTATAAAATCATGTTCAGTATTAACAGTAACTTTACCACCAACAACTCTTGATCCATGTTTAAATGCATATTGTCCATGTCTATCAATTTGAGCTTGTAGGGCAGTTTGTAATTGAGTAAGTTCCCTTGCCTGAACAGAGTATCCAGGTCTGAATAGTATTCTATGATAATTCTTTTCTTCTACTGTTTTCCCACTACTGTCGGGAGTAAAAAAATCATCATAGTATGGAGCGTTTCCAAAAGTTTTTATTCGTGTTGTACTCATATTATCTCTTCTCTGTTTTTAATACTAATGGTATATTAGAATTCTATAATAACCTTAATATCTTCAATTTGTGTTGTTGTTCTATTGATAGGATTTCTATTCTCTAAGAACATTATGGCTCCTGAGCCTGGTTGTACTTCTGGATTACCTAATGCACTACTTGACTCTAAAGCTCCTGATGTGGATGATGTTCCACCAGTTATAGTTTCACCATTTACAAATGATTTATAACCTGTTTTTGAATTTTGATGATAGTATATGTAACCTGATGCTGCATCGCGTTCAGTTACATATGCCTTAGCTCCGGATGTTCCACCAGTTATTACTTCGTCAACATTAAAATTAGTAACTGTTACACCAGATGCAAAATCTAAATATCTTAATGCCTTACGTGTCGCTGCAGTTGCAACTACGGCAGTACCGAAGTTAAATGGATTTCTAATAATTGTTACTTGCCTAAAATCATTACCTACTGTTAAATCACCACTTTCGTTACCAGTTAATTGTGTATTAAGGCCAATAAAGAATGCTCCTAATTCAGTAACTGGATCAGTACCATGTCCTCTTACTGGAGAGATAACTGCTCTTGCAGCTGCATCACCAGCACTAAATGTGATATCAGCAATAGTGTAATCGGTTCCTTTTGCACTTACAGTAATACTTGCTACTGTTTTATTTGAACCAGTACCACTCATATTAACTGTTACAGTAGCTCCAGTTCCGTCTCCAGTAATAGTAGCAGTAGGCGCATTAGTATATGTTCCACCATTAGTAACTTCGACTCTTTCAATGCCTGCGGCAGTAGTAGAATTAAGGGATCCCTTTTGGTTTAGGTATTGAGCATAATCGGCCTCTGACAATGCATTCTCTGCAGTAGAATCACTACTATATTCAGTAGCCTGTCCACCTGCCTTTGAATCAACTGTCTTAACTGGCATATATGAATTAGTCAAGAATTTTTCTGCATCAGCAACTGATACAGTATACATATATTTCCATGTATAACCATCTGATTCTGTTTGAGGATCAGTAAGTGTTTGTGTAGGTTGTATAGTTGAACCAGCACCACCGCCTTTAATTACTTTATAAACCTTAAATTCAGAGGTTATAATATAGAATTTCTTATCATATATTGAACCGTCATCTGAATCCCATGGGACATAAGTTGAATTTGTTGTCCATGTATATCTAGGCACTACGTGAGAGATGTCTGCACTACTTACAAGTTTCATACCAATCATATTCTGAAAGGCTTCTCCTGTAGCATCTAATGCATCAACAGGTGTAAATGGAGTTGTATCAGTAGTATCTGATAATGAGTTGGACCAAGCGTCTGCCTTCCCTATTCCCACATATACGCTAGTGGCTGCATCTGCGACATCTTGTTTAAAATTTTCGGCATTTACCGTTCTAAATGCTGATGTTACTATTGCTGTCATAATTCGTTTCCCTTAGTTTATGTGAATATAAGATTTCACATTATATTTATTTATATTGGCTACATCAGTACTTTGTATGGTTCTGTTTCCTAAAACCTCTAAGGTTTCATTATACGCGTACCTTTTAGTGCCTGTTACGTAGGAAGTTCCCTTCCTGTTAAAATAGTTATTTGTTATATCTGTTCTCGATGCATCCGAAATATGATTTAACAATAATATAAGTATAGGTTTAATATCTTTAGCTCTTATTTCGTTATTAGCATTAGAACCTATTCTCACTTCTGGATCAATTGTATAACCACTTCCTGCATTAGTTATACCACCATTTGCAACTGTTAAAGTAGTAGTTGGTATTTCCTTATCGGAGTTTAATGTAAATGCAGCTGCACAAGTTACATTTGAACCTAATGGATTACCTAGGTCATCTACTGCAGTAGGTTCTCCAAATATTAATGTTGGGGCAGTATTAAAATTCTTATCTGCAGATCCCGTTACTATTACATCTGATAATTTACCAGCATTAGGATTAGCAGATACTGATGCAAATATATTACCATATCTGGATCCAGGGTTATTAATTGTTACGGAATCAATTCTTCCATAAGAATCCAAAACTGGAGTTAGAACTGCATCTACGATACTATGACCCGTTTGTGGAGTTCCATTTATAGTAATGTTTGATGCACTTAATGATGTATATCCCCATCCCCTTTCTGGTATTTCAACTGCAGTTACTTGTCCTGTACCATTCAATGTTATGGATAGTGTTGCACTTTTATGAATCTTAGCCTCAATAGTAGGTAAGAATACTGATGCAAACATTTCAACAAGTAATGGGATATCTTCTAATCCTATCGCACCCGGTTGTCTTTCGGGCATAGCTGATAATACTTTTCGTATTAATGTATCACCAGATCCAACATCTTCTCCTAATACAGCCTTACTTAATTCAATTAAAAGTAAAATTTCTCCAAAGAATACAAATCCTGCAGGGTGTACTAACCTATTAAATACATTTTCCCAAGTAGATACGTTCTGACCTGTACGTACAAGATATGAAAATCTTTGATATCTTAAACTGTCATGTATTTTGATATCATATGACAGGAAACCTTTGTGATCCAAATACTGACCACCTTTAGGTAAACTTGCATTTATATCCCAATTACCAGATGAAGGTACTAATGTTTTATCATAAGGATATTGTACTTCCACTTCATCGTTAAATAAGAGTCTGAAAAATATTTCTATAGAATCAGAAGAACCTCTAACCTTATAGTAATCAATAATAGTTTTATAAAGGTTTCTTTTATTAACTGTTATACTTCTAGGTATTGCAGCTGCAATTTCTTTCTGCATTAACTCTAAATATTTTATTGAATTAGAATCAATATCCATTGCACTTTCGATATTATTTAACACATGTGATGGCCCTGGGCCTATCCAGTGTTTAACAGGAGTAACAAGTGTCGCTGTTAAACCATTTAACTGATGACTTGCACCATTTGAATCTTGTATAGTGGTTAAATTTTGAACCTGAAAAGTTTTACCAACTTCTGATGTAAGTGATGCCAAAGTGCCTGGTAATTCATTACCATTTGAAATACTTACATTAATATTATTCAGCGGAATTGCCACAACCTCACCACTTAAAAGTGTTACGGTAAGTGTAGAATCAGCTCCTTGTTCATCGGTAAAGAATTCGTCGTTCTCATTATTAGGATCTGATATCCTAAAAACTGCTTTAGTATCTAGTATTATATCAGAAAAGGTTTCATTCTCTGCATAAATAAATTCATCCAAATTTAGAAAAGTATAATAGGCCTCTAAAAGTTTTTTAATACCATCTGCATTTTCTAAAATTTCAGATGGTACCAGACTTTTAAATCTAATATCCTCTTTACTTTTTTTAGTAGAAGAAGCCTTCGATTCAATATATCCTGGGGATATAATATCGTTGCTATAAAATTTTGGATCTTTAACTGTCATTTATTATCTTAACCTTGAAGGTGTTGTATAATTAATAGTACCTGATGAACCTGACACGGAAATTGTATCCACTTCTGGAGTAATTGTAACGCTGGTAGTATCTATGGCTATTAATTGATCTCTTTTAGGAGCCAAGTCTAATGAATTTGGTATTACTGTAATTCTTATTGAATTTGTATCGGCTGGTGTAAAGTTATTTAATGTCACTTTACCGTTTATAACATCTACAATTCCAGCGTCATTAATTACTGTTACATTATTACCTGCAACTATTTTATAAACTATTACCTTTCTATTAGTAGAGCCTGCTATAGGTATATCACCAAAGTAATGATCCACTGTTCCTATCTTAAATGCAGTAGATGATAAAACAAATGCCGTAGAACTGCCGGATTGAAAAATAGGCGATGTAAATTTTAAATCGAAATTATTAGAACCTGCGGTAATAGATGGAGTTATATCCATAAACATAAATGGTCTTACTGTAGAGTTTTGTATTGCAGGATCTGCATTATCAATTAACTTTAATAATTGTGAATGTCTAAATACCCCATCAAACTTATTTAGGTTATTAAAATTATAATCTGATATAGTATCTCTAACAACAGATGTTAATTCTACTGATGTTCTATCTGTAAGGTTTGGATTATATTTAAAGAATACATCCAATTCTAAATTAGTATAATTAGGATCTACAATTTCTGGAGTAATAGATACAACGTTTTTACCTTTTAATATAGTTCCTGTAATTTGTGATTTTTCTGCGTCAGTAAGTGTATTTGCAACTAAAGGCCTAATAGAAATATATGCCTTACCATAATCTGGTGGATCATTATCTTCTCCACCCCAGCATGAAATGGATGATATATTAGTAAATTCTCTTTGTATAATTGCCCTGTAATCATCCGATGTAACAGCTCTATTCTGCGATGTAAATGTAAGTGGAGCATTAAACCTAATGGATTCTGTAGTTTCTGATTCAGAACCACCAGCTGCAGCTGTTAAAGTTGTAACTGCTGTATTACTAAATCCACCTACAGCATCTACCATAGTAAATACGTTAGCACCATTTGATTCTGCACCTTCGGTATAAACATAGTCTACAGTAATAATATTATTATTGTTTGGTTTCTTACCCGTAACACCATCGCCGAAATATATTTCATAATATTCAGATGAATTTTCTTGTAGATAATATACTCTGGAAGTAGAATCGACATTTAAGAGTGTTTCAAATTTTGTGTAAATATCAAAAGAAGATGATTCTTCGTTCTCTTGTAACCTAACTCTTAGGGTACTTGTATCAGCATCTGAATCTGATAATTGGAATTTTTGATTTTCTATATCATTGTCAACTCTATATTTTAAAGACTTATATGAGCCCTGTGCAATTACTACACTAGAAAATGTATATGTTTTTGTTGCTGGAGACGTAGAACCGTCTGTAACTAAAGCTGCTGATTGTGTGGACAATACCACATACTGATAAGTTTCTCCAGCTACTGTAGTTGATAATTTAGTCCCTCTTAAAAGAGAAAGATTAGTAGGAAGAGTTCCTACTTCCGATGTAACATTAACCACTATATTAATAGTTGCTCTTGGCGCCAATACAGACCTTGGAGTATAACCTAAAAGTTTTGCCCTTGTGACTACATTACCACGAATTTGTGCTGAGTCCAAGAATGCCTCATTAAGTGAGAAGTGAGCGGCCATGGCATTATAATGAGTATTATATGCAAGTACATCTAGAAGTGTACTCAGCCCAGAACCTTCAAATTCATAACCTGAAAATTCAGTTTGTGTTTTTAAATAATTTTTTAGATTTTGTTTTATCTGATCAAAATCTAATTCCGTTACATTTAAATTCGTTGCCATAATTCTACCTTAACCTTCTTAATACTATTTCCACACTTTGATCGGTATCAAATTCTTTTATTAAAAAATTTACCGATATGCGGTATGAGTTATTTTCTTCTTCGTTTATTATTTCTATATCTTTGACTTCTACTCTCTGTTCGTGTTTCCGTATTGTCTTTGAAATATTTTCTCTCAAACTAATTTCTGTCAAAACATCAGCTGGTTCAAATAATAGTCCTCTAAGATTTGCGCCTATATTTTTATTAAAAGGTCTTTCATAAAAATTGGTTAATAATAAATTTTTTACTGAATTCCTTATTGCTGTATCATCCTTTAAAGTAACAATGTCTTTTGTATACGGATGTAACGGTAATGATAAATCCAAATCAGCCCATCCCTTTTTACGAGAAGTTATACTTGCTCTTTTTGTAGACCTTATAACCCTCTTATTATCAGATACAGGTATATCGGATAGTAAGTCGGGTGAGCCTGTAGTATTTATTGTTGACATATAAGTATTTATACCCTTTAGGTTACTGTTCTGTTTCCTTCTTCATCATAAGATACGGTTGTTC